CGCACTGCGGGCGTATGGCCTATTGTCGATTGGAGATCACACACGGGCTGCGGCCTCTCCGAGCCCGAGTGACATGGCCTCTGTTTCAAGGCCAGATCTGAGCACCGTGTCTGAGCAGCTGATCCAGAGATTTAACCGAGGGGTTGAGGGTTTCAACAAAATGTTAAATGAAGGGAAGGCCCAAATCAAGTGGGCTATTGTCCTTCGCATCATCAGTGGCCTTGTGGCACTGGCCATCATCTGGTTTCTCCGTGAGAAAAGGAGAAAGCGACGAGAAGCGTGGGTTGACAGGCCTCACACGATGCACACGGTCGTGATAAAACCTTCATTATACCCTGAGGACATTGACCCAATCAATGTTGACCAGAGAATTGTCTCGCATCGCGAAGCACAGTTACGAGCAAATGCCAATATGCATGAGATGACCCACATTGCGGTCGAGAGGCGAAATCCCTGGTATGCCATCACGGAACCTTCAGACCGCACGATCGAGACGCCGTACCTCTTCGACCTACGTACCTTGCGGACGTCAATGCCAAGTGGGTTCTTCACGACATCAGAAGCCATGCGCCAGGGCATGATCAAATCAGCGAAGCAGTGTGAAATCAATATGCCCGAGAGCATAATGCCCGATCACACAGCTAGCATGATGTTCTACAGAGCATACTCTTCTGTTTGCATTGCAAAGTCAGTTGAAACCTATGAGTTGGGAAAAGGGAGCGATTCAGTTATCGCCCCTGGCCAATCCAAGGGTACAACCATGGTGACTTTTCCCTGGATCTGAACGATCCAGACCCATCGCTTTGCATTATGATCGATCCTAAGGTCTTTGACGGTGAAATAGTCACCAGACAGATTCGGGGTGTTTTGCACCCCGGCGCACCGTGTGACGTGTTCTTGGGCAGGCCGTGCCTGCTACCATATATTCCCAACGTATCGTTGGTTAACATGATATCTGCAAGCATACACCGCTTTGGATGCAAGATGCCGCCCATTGACCCAGCAGTTGGGCAGCATTTCAAAGCGTGTGCACTGGAATACATCAAAACCCTACCCACCATCAAGGCAGTTCCCACCTTCCATGAGTGGATCCAGCAGGCTCCGTACTCTAATGGGAGGAAGAAGTATTTCCATGAAATCTGGAAAGAGTTGCAGCACACAGGCGGAAGGCCCAAATTTCACAAATCGAAGAGCTTCCTCAAGTGGGAGCCTTATGTGAAGGGCAAGCAGAGTCGTGCAATAAACAGTCCGAGTGATAGATGTAAGGTCATCTTTGGCCCAATACAGTGGGCCATCGACAAAGTGCTGTTCCAGGACAAGCACTTCATGAAGGGGAAAAACCCCAAGGACTGGCCCGCCGAGTTGTTGGAACTCTTCGGCGAAGGTGAGGTCATGGGCACTGACTTCACATCGTTTGAGGCGCACCACAGGGGTGTGTTCTCTGAGATTGGGTACTCTTGGATTGCACACTCCTTGCGGGGTGCTCCGGTTTCAAACAATCTCAAACGCCTCTACCTCCAACAGATGTGCGGGAGGAATGAGTGCGATTTCCGTGGTCTTAAGGTTTCTGTTGATCAGCGTCTGATGAGTGGCGTCATGTGGACCTCATCTGATAACGGTCTCAAGAACTTGTTGAGCTTGGCCTACTTGACATGGGCCTGCCCAAAGAAAGACCCCAAAGACTTCCCCGAACACGTGCGAAGGAGCCGCATACGGGTGGAAGGGGACGATGGAATTTTTCCGAAGTGT